TAAAACTCTTTTGCCTTCGTCAGATCCAAAAATTATTTTGTAATCCGCTCTAACTTGAGCTAATTTTTTCTCTACTTCTTTATTGTGGTTGTCCATCTTGAATTACTTTTGCTAAAGGAGCTGCTTGCTTGGCTGCTTGTGTTTCAGCCAACATTTGTTGTTGCTCCATAGCTGCTTGTTGTTCTGCTTGTCTTTGTTCTCGAACTTGTTGAACTTCAGCATCAGATTTAATTACCTTTGCTGGTATTCCTAAAATATCTATAATTTGTTTTACTAAACCATCTTCATCAATGTAATCCATCACAGGCATTGTTTGTGCTAATGATCCAAAAATTTCCAATCCTCTCATCAATGATTGTAACTCTTGCGATCTTTGAGCAAGTGCTAATGGCGATACAAATTCTATTTTTAATTCTTGTTGTTGTAAAATTTCAGGACTTGGCAAAAATAATTGTTGTCTTAACATTATATTAAAAACTCTAATGATTAATGGATTTAATAATTCAGATTGTAATCTTCCAAGAACAGGACCAAGTATTCTCATTTTCTCATCCTGTTTTTGCAAAATTTCTGTTGCTGTCATGTTTTTTTTATCTTCAGTAGAAAGTAACTGATCTACATGAAATATTTTAGCAATGGCATCTCTTCTTTGATTTTCATTGCTTAAAGTAACACCGATATTGGCATTAATATTTAAAGGTGTTATGCTATCTCTCGAGCCTGACCTAATAAAATTGATGCTACCTGGACTCATTCTTATTGGAGCAAGTACAGAATCATCGCTAACTAATAGAGGTGGGTCGATTAATTTCGCAGCAGCTTTTAGTGAATTTTCCACCATTTTATTCAGCACCTTAGCTTCGCTGAGCGCCGACATTCCTGGTGAACGACCATAAACTTCAGTAGAAGATTTAAGGTATCTAGGAATTACATAAGGCATCTCTTGAAATCCGCCAATTGAAATTATGTGTCCAGTTTCAAATTCAAAATAAATTGATTGAACTGGCATATTTTGTTTGTCCTGTTTTTTAGGATCAAAATCTGATCTTGGTCTAGCAACGTGAACTAAAATAATGTCGTCAAATGGCGACTTTTTAAAGATATTAACAACATCTTTAGAAACATTATCTATTCCAAATTTATCAACAACAGCCTGAGCTGGCATTTTAAATTTTCGATAAAGAGTATCGACATATCCTTTTTTATTTTCCTGGATATAGATTTCTTTAATGTGTCTAGCAGAGAATAATAAAGTATCTTCTTGATCTTCTTCAATCATTAAACAAGCTGTACCAAATGCTATTAGATCAAAGTAGCATTCAAAAATTTCTTGTTGAAAGTTAGATTTACCAAAAGCATCGTACATACGACCTTGAGCATCTTCCAGCCACTCTTTACATTCGTCAATATCGTTCAGTTCAGTTTCCTTAAATCTTAAAGAAAACCACTTGTTGGCAGAACTCGATAGCATTCCATGGAGAGATGCAGCTAACAATTCTAAAGCGTGAACAGCGGTTGCATCAAATATTTGTGTATGTCTTTTGTCGCCTCTTGCTCGTTGTTTAGTGATCTCTGCTTTTCTAGGTAACATATAATCTGAAATTTCTTGCCAGTGATTTTCCCAATTGGATCTCATCTCTTGTAACCTAGATAGGTTGCCTTTTAGCTGTCGAGCCAAATTTCTTAATTCTTGTGATTGCATTATGCTAATAAAGCCTTTTTGCTTAAAGTTGGTTTTTCTTCAATTCCAGTAATATTTGTTAAAACTGTTTTAGTTTTTCTTCCTCTTTTTCTAGCAACTAATTTATCTTCTTCAGACATTTCAATTGTTGTTGGTCCTTTAGCTACAATCATTTTTGATTTAACATCAGTGTTATCCATTTGACTTGCAACTTTTGGCTGTTCAATAGATTTTTCAGAATGAATTTCTTTTGGTCCGTCTCTATGTTCTGTTGTTGTTGGTTGTCTACTCCTTGGCGCTCTTTTATAAGTAGCACCAGTTCTTAAATCTGTTCTTAAAATTCCTTTTTCTTTTTCAGAAGTTTTGCCAACTTCAATACTTTGAGCAACAGAACCTAATAATGTTTTATCTAAAATTTCTAAAGAAGGATGATACTTTGATAATCCATAAGCCAGGTTATGTTCATCTTTCTCATTTTTTGTCATTAAATCTACATTCTTATTTTTTTTTCTTCTTGGTACTGAAGGAACTATTGGAGTTCCTGGAACATTTCTGTTGCTATCGCCACCACCTTGATTTGAACTACCACCCACAGTTAACCTCCTAATAAAGTTTTCTTTTCGATATTTTCATCTTCAATATCTGTTAATCCAGTTCCTGTAAGAATAGTGGATCTTCTACCTTTTCTTTTTCTTTCAGTTGCTCTTAATTCTTCTTCAGCCGCTAAATCTCTTTCTGCATCTTCATACTTAGGAACTTCTTTTGGTTCTGGCATAATGATTGGAGGTGGAGCTGGAATTTTTGGAGCTTTAAATAATGCACTCATATTTATAATACCTTGTAATTTAATTCGTGTTGTTGTTGTTTTATTTTGTTCATAAAATAATTCTCATTTAATCCTACTGCTAAATACCTCATTGCATCACAAGCATGACTTGACCATGAATGAACAGGCTTTGCAGAGTAAATTCTTTCTTTGTCGTTATATTTTCGATGATAATGCCTTAGTGAATTAATTAATTTTGAGCAGCTATCGACATCAATTAAACATCTAGGTAATAACATTTTTACTGCATGTATTCCTTCTTCTACGGAAATTTTTTCAACAGTTCTAAATTTAATCCCCATCTGATAAGCCACTTCTTTTTTAGTTTTGCCTGATCCAAATTCTGTTTGCTCTAAATCATGAGGTCCATAATTATGTTCATAAACATAATCTTTTTCTTTTAAAACTTTTGCATAATGTGGGAATGCCTCGTTACTGTTTTCATAGTAATCAACAATATGGATCTGATGTCCTATTTGCTGAAAAAATATAACAGCTGTTTTATCGTTAAAACCAAGATCCCAGGCTGTATTAACTGGATAAGCTGGATTAATTGGAACTCTTGTTATCTGTTTTTTGTCCTCCAAAGAGGAAATAACATCTCCATAAATTGATCCTTGAATATTGCCTACAAAGCTACATTCAAATTCTTGGCTGTACTTTTCAGCACCCATAACTTCAAGTGCTGCTTTAAGCTCATCTTTATCTACAATTCCAGTTTCACTTGCTTTTGCTCGGTAAAGAAACCAATTCGGATTTGATTGAGCTTTTTGATAATAATCGTAAAATAAATTATTCATTCCTTGAGGTGTGGACACAAGGACTAATTTTCCTTTCCTATCAGAAAGAGCTGGCGTTAAAACTTCATCAATCAAATTTTGGTTGATAAAACTTGCTTCATCACAAATTGCTATATCAAGATAAATTCCACGAATGCTATCTGGATTTTCACTAGACAATAATGATATTCTTGCACCATTTAAAAAATCTGCTCTTAATTCACTCTCATTAAATTTTGTTCCAGGAATATTTTTGGCATAAAATTTTAAATAATCCCAGGCTATCTTTTTGGCCTGGCCATAGGTTGGAGCAATATATGCAAATCTTGGAGCATGATTTTTTGAAGTCATTGCCGATCTAATTAAATGATTTAGACAAAGTGTTGTTTTGCCAAATCTTCTATGCGTACATAAAACCGCATATCTAAATTTTTCTAGCTGTTCATGAATATATGCTTGTTGCTTCCTTGGCGTATAAGGTATTGTAATTTTCAAAATTACATCCAGCCATTTAAGCGTTTATTTATAAATTCTTTGATTTCTTCTTTTTTGTAAATTGCAAATCCAATTGCAACACAAATTAATATTAAGGTACACATAATTAGTGATAGGTTGGAACTTTATCAGAATGATAATATCTCATTTTAATTTTAGAGAAAATAAAATCTGCAAACTCTTTAATATCTTCCTCATCTTCAAAGCCATCAAAGCTGACAACTAACTCTTTATTGAAAGTTGTAAAGCTCATTGCTGAAACATTTTTGTATTTGTTTAATATGTTATTTTCTATAGCCATAACCTTTGTCTTTATCGCTCCATCTTTTATGCCAAGACCAGGAGTTCAATCTTAAGCTTGTTGTTTCAATAATTCTTAAAAATAAATCTATAAGTATGTTCATGTGTTTGTGTGTGTGTTTCATCGGTAATTAATCGTATATAGTACGCACTCTAATTTTTTAGGTGTGGTCCTTTTTTTATAAAATTCTTTTTTTTCCTACAGGATTTTGACTATTCTTTTTAATAACAAGATAGTTTATCCTGTACTCTAACTAATAAAATCAAAGAGAGTAGTCGATATGGTTCAAGCTATGGTTCAATTACTTATTTATAAGTTGTAATAACCAAACCCCATGTCGCAAGACTTAAGTTTGTTCGTGTTCTAAATTACCTATCTCTCCACTACCATTTAGTTCAGCAGAAGGAGTAATATTAATCTCTTTATTATCTGGAATATTCC